CCTCTAATCAAAAGTACTCCTCACGTGAACATAACTCTTTCTCTGTACAGTTTCCTGACTATCCAACCTTTGGGTTTTCTGCTGACAACATGACTTTAGAGCAAAAAGTTAATGCTCACGATGTTCTTACTCTAGAATTTACTAACTTTAATTTGGCTATGTTAAAAGGATTAAAAACCCAATCCCCAGTAATTGTTAATTGGAGAACATCTAACAAAATACGAGGAACTTTTTACGGGGTTGTTTATGCAATTCAAAGAACACACGGTGTTCAATCGAGCAAAGAAGTAGAGATTATTTGTATGGGGTTGACCTTTCCAATGAAACAATCACGGTCTGGTGTTTTAACAAATAAAACAATTAGTGAGGTAGTTTCAATCGTTGCAAAAAGAAACGGTCTAAAGGCAGTAGTTAGTGGTCATCCCGTTAGGTACTCTCAAATCACACAACAAGGAGAAAGTGATTGGGAATTCTTACAGAGGTTAGCCGAAGACAGTGGCTACACTATTTCTATAAAAGAAAAAACCCTTCTTTTTAGAACAATAGACGAAATTGTTTCAGAATCAATTGGTGGTATGCCTATTTTGTACCAAGAGCAAACCTTTATGCCAAAATTCTCTAGTTTTGAAGAGCAAACGCTAGATAAATTTACTCCTTTATACGGAGAATACTTAGAAAGCCCTGATTTGCCTAACAACTCTTTTAAAATTACCAGGGGTGTTGACCCAATTAAAGCGTTATCTTTTACAAGTACGGAATCTCCAAAAAATAAACAACAAGTCAGAAAGTCTAAACCTGACCCTATTTTTAACCAAGAGTTAACTAAAGCGGTTTCTAATACCGCAGAAGTTTCCCAATCTAGTGCTAAAGCAAAGGCTGCTAAAGCAAGATTTAATCTCCCTGCCAATTTTAAAAGCCAAGGTGACCCAAGAATACTTCCAAATTCTTTAGTAGAGGTTAGGGGAGTAATGGGAGATGCAGACGGTTATTGGTTAGTGCAGAAAGTTACACACTATCTAAATGTTAATGGCGTGTATCAATGCAAAGGAACTCTACTTAGTGATGGTAAAGACCAAAATTTTAGGCAAAATGCTCAAACCAATTCACAGGCTGATGCACCAAGTGTAAACATACAGGCTAAGTTAAAAAACCAATCCGCAACAAAAAATAAGCCTTCTTATAAAAAACCAACAATTCTGTTTACTAATGGAAAAGCAACTACCTCAACTGGGAGATGGAGTTAACAATGGCTTACGAAACTGCAATAAGTTTTCCAATGCGCTTAGATAGTTATGGTAATATTGCAAGTACTGTGGACCCTAGCAAAATTTGGGCTGACAGAATTACCTCTGTAATTGGCACTATGTTTGGTGAAAGAGTTAATCGCCCAAATTTTGGAACAAAGATTGCTAATCAATGGATGAACGGATTAAGCGGTATCCAAGGGGATATGGAGTCTGAGATTCAACAGGCTTTTATAACATTCCTTCCTTTGTTAGCCCTTTTAGAAACTTCTTTTGAGAACGACGATGCAAATGGGTCTCTTAAAGTTATAATTACCTACTCATTACCAAACGATAAGGTAGAAACTACTGTCATTGCTCTTGTCAGTATTGGCAACAAACAACCTCAGTATCAGGAGAACATCTAATGGCAATTAATGAAATCCCAGTAACAATTGACTACACGAGTAGAGATTACGAAGCCCTTCGTGAAGAGTTGGTCGCTCGTATTAAAGAACGCATTCCTGAATGGAATGGAGCCGACAACAGTGACTTTGGAGTAGTTTTAGCCGAAGCCTTTGCACAACTTGGAGATATTGCAAACTATTACATTGACCGTATTGCCAATGAGTCTTTTTTAGCAACGGCAACTCAACGCGAAAGTATTTTAGCAATTGCAGAAACTTACGGGTATATCCCTTCTGGGTATAAAAATGCTTCGGTTGACGTGACTTTTTATAATAACTCTTCTTCTGCTGTCACCATTCCTGCTGAAACGCGGGTATCTGGGGAGGTTATTGCTAATGACACTGTAGAAACGGTTACCTTTACAACCACAGATAGCCTTATTGTTCCACCATTTGCTAATTCTGCACGTGGTGAAGCAACGGTTTTGGCTTATCAAGGTGAGTTAAATACTATTGAAGCAAATGACGTTTATGGTGTTCTTTTAGGCACATCTGACGCTGAGCCATCCCAAACGTTTATTATAGAAGAGTTCCCAGTTGTTACCAATAGTGTAGAGGTATACGTTCAAGGCGGAACTGCTTGGAAAAAATGGGAAAGAGTAAGCCACTTAATCGATTACAGTGCAAATGATGCTGTATTTACAACACGCTTAACTTCAGATAACGAAGTAATTGTACTATTTGGAGACGGTGTATCAGGAGCAATACCTACGTACCAGTCAGCAATTAGAGCAAAGTTTGTTGTAGGTGGCGGTATTTCAGGGAATATTCCAAGTGGTACTTTAATTAATATTGCTCGAGTTCCTGGACTTTCACAAACACAGGTTTCTGCTTTAAACGGTGTGATAGATGTAGCCAATACTAAAGGTGCTGTTGGCGGTAATGAACCAGAAGCAAATGATGCTATTCGTACTGCTGCTCCGTTGTTTTTACGTACTCAAAATAGAGCAGTAACTTTAGATGATTTTGAAAACCTAGCCTTGTCAGTAGAAAACTGTGGAAAAGCATCAGCAGTTGGAACTTCTGCTACTGCGGTGACGTTATACATCGCTCCTTATCGTGATTTTTCTGACTTTGATGCTACTCCTGGCATTGAAATTATTGCCACCGTACCAACAGCAACTCTTGAGTGGAACTTACTTAAAACAGATGTTGCAAACTTTTTAGCGGATAAAATGCTTGTTGGAACAACTCTAAGTATTTTTAAACCTGTGTATGTTCCTGTAACAATGAATATCCAATACACAAGAAAACCAGAGTTTAGTGCTACAGTTGTTGAGAAGGCTATAAAGGCAACCATTGTTGAGAACTACTCTTATAACTTTGTTGATTTTGGTCAAGAGTTAACTGTTCAAAACATCGAATCTGTTCTACAAACTGTTGAAGGCGTAAAGTTTGCTAAATGTCGTTTTCTTTATAAGACAGGTGGAACCCCGAGTTTAGCATCTATTACTGCTCTAGCAAATGAGATATTTACTTTTGCAGAACCAGATGTGGTGCTTGAGGTCTTATAGTGAATAATGAGTACACAGGAACTTACCGAGGTGTTGTTACAAACATTAAGGACACTGACGGTCACAGAAGAATAAAGTGTAAGGTTCCTCAATTATTTGGCGATGCAGAATTAAATTGGGCATGGCCTTTAGAAACCTCAAGCCTTAAAACACAAGTTCCTGATGTAGGTGAAGGTGTGTGGGTTGCTTTTGAAGGAGGAGACCCAGGTTACCCAATTTGGAGTGGTAACTTTGGAAAACCCAAAACGGGTAAACGGGTAAATGTTAAAGTTTTAGCCGACTCAGTTTCTTTAACAGGATTGACCCCTTATTTTAAAACAGAACGCACAGCAAATGGGACTACAGAGATTGATTTAGTTGCCACCTTACTAGCCATGGCTGCTGCTTTAAAAGACCACCAAACACGGATTGCTACCCTAGAGTCTCAAATAACTCAGAAAGCAAACATTAGTCACAGTCATTCATAGCCTGTTTAGTGAGTCAAAGACCTTCTTTAGCGTCAAAATTGACCTTAGTCGTTTAGGAGAATAATTATGCCCGCTTCGTATCCCGCAGGTGTCAAAGGCTTTACTACCAAGGTTGACTTTACCGACCTTGTATTAGCAGACCACGTTAATGCTCTACAAGATGAAGTTCGTGCTCTACAAGCAACTATTGGAACCGACCCACAAGTAAGTGGTGGTTGGGTAGGCACTCTTGATAAAACTACAACATCTTGGGCAACTTTAAAAGCCCGTATTGCAAATCTTGAATACGGCGTAGTCAATGACTCTCATACTCAGTACACACATAATACTGGTGGAGATACTATTCAGGCTAATGGTGCAGCAATCATTCCTTTGAAACTAAAGGGATTTACTAGCCAAACAGCAGACTTACTACGCTTTGAAAACGCAGCAGGAACAACCCTAACTAAGGTTGACAAAGATGGAAAACTTTTCATCAACAGCCAAGAAATCAAACCTGTTCTTCATCAGCAGACTCAACCAGATGGCGTAGCGTTAGGATTACCGCAAGGAACTATCTGGGTAGATTCTGATTCAAACCCTTCAGTTTTATCTGTAGACACAACTATCCAGATTACTGGTGGAACACTCACTGGTGACCAAGCATTAACTTCCCGCCTTCGTAATATCACCGTGTCTACTTCTGACCCAACTGGCGGAAATAACGGAGATATTTGGCTTAAGTACACTGTGTAGGTCTAGGTACTATGCCTATTCAGATTAAAGTCGCCAACAATTACGTCTCTTCAGGTTCTGCTTATTTTAAAACTGGTGGTGCTTGGTTAAAGGCTAAAGAAGGTTACGTAAATGTTGATGGTACTTGGTATAAGTTTTTTGTGTCGGAGTTTAAAGATTTTTTTGAAAGAACCAACGCTGCAACATTAGGCACATCCCCTACAGGACAAGCATGGACTGCTCCTAGAGGTACATGGAATATCCTTGATGGTAAAGCACAAATTACTACCTCAAAGGCTACCTATCCAATTGCTATAGTTGACGTTGGACTTACAGATTTTGAACTAACAGCAAATGAAATGGTTCCAGGAGTTGGCGTAATACTTAGAAGTGAAGAATCCAATACTTGGTGGGGCTTAGTTGGTTGGAATAACCAAACTGCTTATACCTACACTTATTGTGCAGTAGCACTAGTTAATGAAGGTTATTGCATTGTAGACAACATTTGTCAGCAAACAGTTTGTCCTGGAGGTTACTCTTCTTATCAATCAGCCGATGCTTTAACTTGTAAAACCCGTAGTGCTGACCAATTAGTTGGCATTGGGTGTACATCAACGTATGTTGCAGGTACACCAGATTGCATTAATGTGGTTACACCAACACAAGTTTGTCAAAATGTTTGTATTAGAACCTGCCAATCAGCACGTACTACTCCTGGCGTTACAACCTGTACTCGCGAAGATAGAATTACTCGTTGCACTACCTCTCCTGGAACAACCACATACGTAAGTGTTTGTTGTGATAGAGATACAGTATGTTCAACAAGTTATATTACAGAAAGAGTGTGTACGGCTACACCTGGACGTTGGGTAGAAAGTTGCATTGCTTACCAAACCGTTCCAGGGTCATGTATAGAGTACAACCCTCAAACTTACACAACTGTAGTAACTTGCCCAGGGGGTACTTCTACGGTAAACGTTGCCTGTGGTTATCCAAACTGTGCACAAACAGGTTCTCGTCAAGTATGCCCACAGGCCTTATCAACCGCTACTGGCTATAATTACTCATATCAACTTTATCTAATTAAATCTGTAAATGGAACTGTAACCGTTGAACAACAATTTGATATTGGCGAAAACTTCAAGGCTCTCAGGGTTCTTGGAGTGGGTCCAAATTTAGCAATAAATGTTTATAGAGATAACGCTTACGCGGACCAAATTAAAGTCCTTTCCTACTCTTCTTTTACTTCCCCTGCGGGAAGTGCTTTTGGTATATTTGGCTACCCTTCAAATTACCAAGAAGGTAATACAATTGGTTCAATACAAGTAAAACAACCAGGAGCATAGTATGAGTGAAAAAAGTCCGTGGCAGTTATGGAAAGAAAAAAACCCAGGTGATGCTGTTCGTCCTTGGGATTTAATTAACCCTAACGTAAAACGAGTAGACGATGAAACGGCACAGTATCGACTTAACCACTGCCTTGGGTGTAAGCATTTGATTAAATTAACTAAAACTTGCACTAAATGTGGCTGTTTTATGACAGAAAAAACAAAATTAGCCCATGCTTCATGCCCCATTGGGCTATGGGGGGCTGTTACTATAGAACCTACAACCACAGAAGGAGAATAAAATGGCGGATAACACACGATTTTTGGCTTTTGTTATTGATGGAGAAGTTGCAGAAATACTTCAAACCGATGACAAACTTGCTGCTATTTTTTTAAGTCAACCACAAGCAGTTGAATTTGATAGAGAAAAAGACGGTGTTGTTGCTGGTATGAAATACGACGGCACAAAGTTTAGTAACCCTGAGTAAAAATGCCTACATATAGAGAAGTATACGT